ATATCTATTTATACTTATGGTCTGCGTACCTATTTATGCAGCTGACAATGAGATATTCATTGATCAAAGTTCAGGAGCATCTAATTCAAATATAGATTTAGAGCAACTTGGTTCTGGTAACATTATTGGCGGTGCTGATGCTGCAGCAGGCTCTATGACAGATTTAAATCTAGTAGGAACAGGACTCACTTTAGACATTAATCAAATCGGAGATACAAATAAATTTCTTGGAGATATTGTGTCAGACTCATACACAGGGTTTTTTGAGTTTGATGGTAACAGTAATACTTTTAACATGAACACAGACAAGACAGCAACATACGGAGCAGATAGCTCTAATGTTAATGTTGATGTGACAGGTAATAGTAATACATTTACTTTAAATCAAGCAACTTCTGCTTTAGCAAGTACACTCGATTTAGATTGGATTATAAATGGTTCTAGTAATACTATTACATCTTCAATCAATGTAGATGCTGCTACAAACTATGTTAACATAGATGGCTCAGATAACGCTTTAACACACACAGCTACTGGTTATGCAGGTAACTATTTTTATTTAGATCACGACGGATCTAATAGAACATTTAACATTACACAATCATCAACATTAGATAATGACTGGCTTAAAATTCTCAGTTCTGGTACTAGCACTTCTACTGTCTGCGTCATTCAAAACGACCAAGGCACAGGCACAAGTTGTTGATATAGGAAGTATCAGCGAGCTAAAAGGCAATGCTCAGGTTGTGCGGGACAAACCGTATGGTGCTGAGTTAGCCTTCCCTATACAACAACTAGACAATGTTAAAACAGAAACTGGTCGAGTTGCTTTAACTTTTGTTGATGATACAGTTGTTCGTGTAATGGACCACAGCAAATTAGTTATAGATACATACATATATGATCCTAACCCTAAAAAATCTGAAATGGCTCTTAGATTTGCTAGCGGCACTGCAAGATTTGTAACAGGTAAGTTCAATAATAAAAAGAATATATCAATCAGTACACCAAGTGCTGATGTATTTGTTAGAGGTACAGATTTTACAATCACTACTACACCAGAAACTGGTTCTTCTTTAGTGATCTTATTACCAGATAAATATGGTAACTCTAGTGGAGAAATAGTTGTAGCTACAGCTATGGGACAGGTTATATTAAACCAACCATACCAAGCGACTACAGCCATGACATACAATCAAGCTCCTTCTAAACCAGTAACGTTAGACATTACTTTAGAGTTTATAGACAACATGTTGATAGTGAATCCTCCTAGTGAAAAAGATAACATGCAAGAAGAAACTCAAACAGGCACAACAGCAGACTATTTAGATTTTAATGATTTAGACGTAGATTTTTTAGCAGAGGATTTTTTAGACAATGAAGCTGATTTAGAGTTCACAGAATTAGATATAAATTATTTAGATGTAAACTTTTTAGAAGACTTACTTAACATTATAGATGCTTTGGCTGTAGGTGAGGAAGAAGATCAATTAAATCAAATCGCTACAGGAATAAAAATAACAGGAACACAAATAGGACAAGATAAAGTAAGTCAAATTACAACGATTATTACAGGACAACTTATTAGTCTAAGAAGAAGCGTAGGTGATACATTTAGAATAGATCTAGACGGTTCAAGTTCGTATACTTTATTATTAACACAAAACGGTGTAGAAAACATAATTAAAGTTAATGGTGGTTCTTCTAATACGATAACTATAAACCAAGGCAACTAATGAAACGTTTACTACTCCCAGCTATATTAATTTTATTGAGTGTCCCTTTAATTTTACAATTCACACTATTAGAAATATTAAAGTTAAAAACCTTTGATTCATTAATTACTGATCAAAAACCATCAGGGTATTTTACAATTTTAAATATTACAGAAGAAGATATAACTAATGAAGGCGGTTATCCGTTATCTAGACAAACTCTAGCTCAAATACAGATTAACCTACTAAGAAAAGGTGCGATAGGAGTGGGATGGGTTATTGCGTTCCCTCAACCAGATAGATTTGGTGGTGATTTTGAATTTACAGAAGCACTAAAGTTTGCCCCCAGTGTGTTAGCTATGTATGAAAATAATACTGACTCATATCCTCCAACAACAGGTACAGTTATTTTAGGGGAAGATATAGGTGGTATATACTCTCAAGGTGTTGTAGAAAATATAGATGTATTAAAACATAATGCAAGTCAAGGACTAGCTGTAGCTAGAACAGATATAGATAATTTAATTCGTAGGCTACCTTTATTAATGCGTACACCAGAAGGCTGGGTGCCATCTTATGGCACAGAAGTTTTAAAAATATTAGCTGGCGCAGACACATACGTTATAAAAACAAATCAAAACGGATTAGAAGAAATACGTGTAAAAGGCATCCCTTCTGTTCCTGTAGATTCTTATGGTAGAAAATGGGTTAGTTGGGTAGACACACCTCAGACAGATTTAACTGAAATGAATGTTGAGAATAAATTTGTTTTTGTAGGGTTTACAGCTAAAGGGATTATGCCTCAACTTGCAACTCCAGTTGGTTTATTAGAGCCACACAAAATACAAGCAGCACTTGCTGAGTCTATATTGATAGAAAACAGCCCACGAATACCAGATTATTCTTTAGCTGTAGAACTGATTACATTACTGATAACTGTTTCTTTAATATGGTTTATAGTCCTTAATATGGGTATAACCTCAGGTATTTTATTAAGTACGTCCATATCGCTCCTAACACTCCTTTCTGGGCTTTATATGATACGTAAGGGTATACTTATTGACGTAACTTGGTCTTTAATATCACAAATACTAACAGCAAGCGTAGGTTTTTATTTAAATTTTCGTACTCAGTTTAAACTTCGGCAAGAAATTAAAAAACAATTTGAACACTACCTTGATCCAGCACAAGTTAAAAGATTGCAAGATAATCCTGAACTATTAAAACTGGGTGGAGAAAAAAGATACTGTACTTTTTTATTTACAGATGTACGAGGTTTTACTGCTTTGTCAGAAACACTAGAACCAGAAGAAGTAACTAAAATTATGAATCAAGCTCTCACTATACAACAACAAGCAGTCCAAAAACATGGGGGCATGGTTGATAAATACATTGGTGATGCAATGATGGCTATATTTAATGCTCCTCTTGATTTAGAAAATCATGAAAACAAAGCTGTAGTTGCAGCAATAGAAATACAAAAGAATATAAAAGAAGCAGATATAGATGTAGCTATAGGTGTTGGTGTTAATACTGGTTATGCTGTTATAGGTAATATGGGCAGTGAATCACGGTTTGATTACACAGCTATAGGAGACGCAGTAAACACTGCAGCAAGGTTAGAAAGTGCAACTAAAGAAGTTGGGGAAGATATATTAATAGGCGAGAATACTAAAAAAAGTTGTGGAATTAAGTTAAACTTACTAGAACCTATAAAAGTGAAAGGCAAAAAAGATGCCTTAAACATATACACAATACGAGGATAATATGAAAGCATTACTTAAAAACTTAGTTGGCACAGTAGCTCCAACACTCGGTCAAGCATTAGGTGGACCAATGGGCGGTATGGCTGCAAACATGATTGCAGATGTATTAGGTTGTAAAAATGAACCTAAAGAAATACAGAAAGCAATAGATAACGCTACACCTGAACAAATGCTTGAGCTAAAAAAAGCTGAAGCAGAGTTTGAAATTAAAATGAAAGAATTAGAAGTAGACGTGTTTAAATTAGAAACAGCAGATATTCAAGACGCAAGAGGAAAATTTGGTAAAGACTGGACAGCTCGTATTATAGGTATTGCTGTAGTAGGTGGGTTTATGGGCTACATATTCTTAGTAACTATCCAACCTCCAGAGCAGAACAGCGAAGCTTTAATTAATCTTGTTCTTGGTTATCTCGGCGGACTAGCCTCAGCTATTATTAGTTTTTATTTTGGTGCATCTAACACACCAAATAAAGATGACTAACAAAAACGGTAGGTGGAATTGGTATGGAGAAAGTGAAGAAATAATGAATATATCTGAAGAAGGTTTAGCTCTTTTAAAAAAATTTGAAGGGTGTGAGTTAAAAGCTTATCAAGATTCTGTAGGGGTGTGGACTATTGGATATGGGCACACTAAAGAAGTTAAAGAAGGGGATCAAATAAATAAAGATGAAGCTGAACATTTATTAGCAGAAGAAATGCCAGAGTATGAAGGATATATTAACGATATGGTCGAAGTACCTTTAAACCAAAATCAATTTGATTCTTTAGTTTGTTGGGTGTATAACCTTGGACCAACAAATCTTAGAAACTCTACACTCTTGACAGTTTTAAATCAAGAAAGATATGACGATGTCCCTAGAGAAATAAAACGCTGGAATAAAGCTGGGGGTGAAGTTTTAAAAGGTTTAATAAGAAGAAGAGAAGCAGAAGCTCTTTTGTTTGAAGGGAAAGATTGGTATGAGGTATAGTTATGGCATTAAGCAAATTTATATTTAGACCTGGAATTAATAGAGAGGGAACTGATTACGATAACGAAGGTGGCTGGTTTGACGCAAACTTGATACGATTTAAAAACGGTAGAGTACAGAAAATCGGAGGTTGGGTAAAAGACACACTTGATACATACTTAGGAAAAGCACGAGCTCTTCATGCTTGGGTTTCCTTAGAGGGCAGTAAATATTTAGGGTTAGGTACAACTTTTAAATACTACATTAAACAAGGAACTAATTTTGATGATGTTACACCTATTAGATCTACAACTTCAGCAGGCGACGTAACGTTTGCCGCAACTAATGGTAGTTCAACTATCACAGTCACAGACACAAGCCATGGAGCAGTAACTAATGATTTTGTCACTTTTAGCGGTGCAGCTAGTTTAGGTGGTAATGTTACAGCTACTGTATTAAACCAAGAATATCAAATACTGTTAGTTACGGGACTTAACACATACACAATAACAGCTAAAGATACATCAGGAACTACAGTCACAGCGAACGCTAGTGATAGTGGTAATGGAGGTAGCTCAGTAGTAGGAACTTATCAAATTAACGTGGGGTTAGATGTTTATGTTTCTTCTACAGGGTGGGGTACAGGAACATGGGGAGCTAGTACATGGGGTTCTGCTAGTGCTATATCTGCCACTAATCAGTTAAGACTTTGGACACATGATCACTTTGGTGAGAATTTGATAATGAATGTGAGGGGTGGCGGTATATATAGATGGTTAGAAAATAGCGGTACAAATACAAGAGCTGTTGAGCTTTCTGGAATTACGGGAGCTAACCAAGTTCCTACAGTTGGACTACAAGCAATCACTTCAGAAAAAGATAGACATTTAATAATTTTAGGTGCAGATCCTATAGTAGATTCTGCACGTACAGGAAGTATAGATCCTATGTTAATAGCTTTTAGTGATCAAGAAAATGATTTAGATTTTGAACCAAGAAGCACAAACACTGCAGGATCTCTTAGGTTGTCTTCTGGTAGTGCTATAATTGGTGCTGTAAAATCTAGGCAAGAAATATTAATCTGGACAGACACTGCTTTATATAGTATGCAGTTTATTGGACCACCGTTCACTTTTGGTATAAATTTAATTAATGAAAACTCAGGTTTAATCGCACCTAAAGCAGCAGTGACTGCACCTAATGGTGTTTTTTGGATGGGCTATGATAATTTTTATGTATACACAGGCTCGGTAAAAAAAGTGCCTTGTAGTGTGTTAAGTTATGTGTTTGATGATTACAACTCAAGTCAAACATTTAAAACACATGCTTTTACTAATACTCAGTATGATGAAGTGGGTTGGTATTATTGTTCAGGCAGCTCTGATGAAATAGATAGATACGTTATTTATAATTATGCAGAAAATGTTTGGTCATACGGTCAACTTAGAAGATACGCATGGTTAGATGCTGGTGTTGAACCATACCCTAGAGCTACAGAAAACTCTTACCTATATGAACACGAAACAGGGTACGATGATGATGGTAGTCCTATGACGAATGTTTTTGTAGAATCTAGTGATTTTGATATAGGTGACGGAGAACAGTTTGCTTTTATAAATAAAATGATTCCTGATATACGTTTTTTAAGTAACAGTGATGGCGGTCAGGTAAATCTAGTTTTAAAAACACGTAATTTTCCTGGAGACACACTAACAACAAACAGTACTTCAACTATTACGAGTTCTACTCAACAGTCTCACGTAAGAGCTAGAGCAAGACAAGCAGTAGTAAGAGTGGAGTCAGACGATGACAATACTCCAGCAAACACAGCAACAGGCTGGAGACTGGGAGCTACAAGACTAGACGTAAGAACTGACGGCAGAAGATGAGCAGACTACTACAAACAAGGCTTCCTATAGAAATGGAAGAGGTTGTTACTCCAGATACATATAACCGTTTAGTAAGAGTATTAGAAATCAATCTAGGTGAGTTTGACACAGACAACATTCGTCAAATAGACGACACAACTAAAAACACAGCTAAGTTTAATCCAGGAAGTTTAGTTTGGAACACGAACAATGAATCATTAGAAGTTTACAGCGGTAATGAGTGGATAACTATCTCTACACCTAAAATAAATAAAGGGTTATCTGCTACTGGTTCTGTAGGTGAAGTAACATTAAAAATAGCAGGAGCAACGAGCATTTCATTATGATATATACAACGTTGTTCAAATTAGTTATTATTAACTAAATCAGGAGTTAAATAAAAGGTTATGCAGACCACAGGGCTAGAAAGTTTAGAAAATTTAGCAGATGCTCGTTATGAATTAGCGATGCATGGTCGCTATGGAGATACTACAATAGGTCACCTTACTCCTGGAGAAATGGTCTTACCTAGACCTATAGCTGATGACCCTGTATTAAAAAGACAACTATTTGATGCTTTTGAGCGTCATGAAATTAACCCTTATCAATACCAAGTAGGACATTTTGAAAACTCAATTAACCCACTCACAGGTGCACCTGAATTTGGCTTCTTTAAAAAGTTAGGTAAATCAATTAAAAAAGCAGCACCTGTAATCGGTCAAGTTATAGGTTTTGCTGTAGGTGGACCAGCAGGTGCAGCAATAGGTGGCGGTATAGGTGGCGGTATAAAAGAAGGAAATCTTAAAGGGGCTGTCAAGGGTGCTGCTCAAGGTTATGTGATGGGTAACGTGGCAGCAGGTTTCGGTGTCAAAGGTGGTGGTGGATTAGGTTCACTCAACCCTTTTGATAAATCAGGTATGTTTAGGAGTCTCAACCCAGCGGTTTCTTCAATACAATCAGGTACGCAAGGAACTATAGGTGGCTTCTTTCAAGACATTGGTGCATCAGGTGCAGGAATGTTACGTGGAGCAAGTGCAGGTCTACCAGCAGCAGGCTCAAAATTTGCATACACAGGGTTAGGGGATAGTTTTGGTGCGTTAAGTGGTATGGGTAAAGTAGGTGCAGGTTTAGTAGGGTTAACAGCACTCGGTGGACTTGAAGGTGGTGAAAACAATGCACGTATGCCTGGACCAAGTGGAATACAGGGTGGTTATTTACAAAACCCACTTAGACCAGCAACGTTACCAACTCAATACGGTATTGAAGGTGTAGGAGCAGGTAGTATGCCTAACTACATGACTTCTGGTTTAGGTTCTGGAGGAATGATGGATCCAGCTACTGCTGCATATTTACGAGCAACTATGAGTGATGATGAGTACAGTAAACTTATGTTTCCTGAATTTAATGAAGGTGGCGTAATGGATATGAGAGCTGTTGGTGGTGATATAGAAGATCCTAACGGTTCAGGAGACGAAGACACAGTGAATGCTATACTTGCAGATGGTGAGTTTGTCATGACTAAGCAAGCAGTAGCAGGTTTAGGTGAAGGTGACCACGATGCAGGAATCGCAAGACTTTACGCAATGATGGACAAAAACGAAAATAAAGCACAAAGTATGGGAATAGGGAGAGCTTAATGGCAACAGAAACAGGTTACACTAGAACAGAAACGCTACCAACTAATATGTTGGGACAATTTTATGCTGGTGTTCCAGGACAAAACGTTCCTGGAATTATGCCTTTGTTGAATCAAGATTTGGTTAATAAAATTATGGGTTTCGGTGTTGAAGGAGCCAACCCATATACATACACAGGTGAACGAATAGCTGGGTTTACCCCAGCACAAGAAGAAGCTTTCCGTCTTACTGCTCAAGGTGTAGGCGGTTATCAACCTTATCTACAAGGTGCAGAAGATATGATACGTGGTGGTGTAGGAACTGCCAGAGATGCTTTCGGTACTTCTGCAGGTTTGATAGGAGAAGCTATAGGTGCAGGAGAAAGAAGCACAGCAGAAGGCACAGGACTTTTAAGAAAAGCTCCTAAAGTAGCAGGTGCTGCTACTGGTATGGGGATAGGTCAGTTATTAGGAGCAGGAAGAAACATACAAGGTGCACGAGAATTAGCGGAAGGTGCAGGACTTGATTTATCTCCAGCACAAAACATAGTTGGAGGCTCTTTAGGAAACATTGCTGATTCTGCTCTTACAGGATATGGGTCTACTAGAATGTTTGATCCTAGAAGTACACAAAGTTTTTATAATCCTTACGAAGAAGACGTAGTACAACAAACATTAAAAGATGTACGTGAAGGTTTAGCTCAAGGGGATATTGCCAGAAGAGCTAGTGCTATAGGTTCTGGTGCTTTCGGCGGTTCTCGTAGTAGGTTATTAGGAGAAGAAATGACAGAAGCTGCAGCTAGAGGTGCAGCAGAACAAGTAGGAGCTATTAGAAGTGCAGGTTTTGGTGATGCAGCACGTAGAGCACAATCAGCTTTTGAAACACAACAAGCAAGACAGGCAGGTCAAGCCAATCTATTAGGACAACTAGCTGGTCAACAAGCAGGTATAGGAACTCAACTTGGTCAGTTAGGATTGGCTGGACAAAGAGGACAATTAAGTCAAGCTGGAGCACTAGGACAACTAGCTGGTCAACAAGCAGGTATAGGTACTTCTGTAGCTGGGCTAGGAACTAATTTAGGTAATCTACTTGGCAGAACTGCTGGTGGGATAGGAGCATTAGGTGGCAACCTTGCTAATGTTTATGGTCAAGGTGCTAGAGATATTTATTCTGGTGGTGCAGGTCTAGGACAACTAGGCTTAGGAGCAGGTTCGCAGTTAGCAGGACTAGGTTCACTAGGTAGTAATTTGATGGGTACAGATATTAGCAGACTAGCTGGTATGGGTGGTATGCAACAAGGATTAGATCAAAGAGGTCTAGACTTAGCCTACGGAAACTTTGTAGGTCAATACAACCTACTTATGCAAACTATCGGTAGTGCTGCAGGATTAGCAAGTGGATTAGCTCCGAGCATGGGAGGTACTACAGTACAACAAACTTCAGCAGGAAATAGCACTAATCCATTAATGCAAATGTTAGGTACTGCAGCCACACTTTACGGAGCAACTAAATAATGGAGCCTAAATACCCTTTCCGTCCATATGTTGGTCCAGGGGTGACTACTATTACTGGTGATCCTAATAACCCTTTTGGTGGAACTATTACAGATCAAAACACAAATATGGTCATGCCTGATGAATCACCAGAGCAAACTATAATGAGGTTAGCTCGTAGTGGGTTAGCTGTGGATCAAATAGCTCAATTGACTGGGATACCTCAAGATCAAATAGCTATGCAATTATCTGTAATGCAAGGCCAACGACCAAGTACACCTCCTCAACAACCACAAGGTATAGGAATACAGTCTTTGATGGAAGATAATGAGTCTCAAGAATTAAGCGACTATGTTGAAGACGGTGGTAGTATGTCAGATTTAATTCAATCAACTATAGATCCTAATTTAAATCCAGGTGCTTTTCTAACAGAAGGTGCTATAGCTCTTAACCTAGAAGACATGAACTTAGACCTAAGTGATGAAGAAGCAGAAGCATTAGATGCAGAAAACGACCCAACTAAAAAAGTAATTATGGCATCTGCAGCTGGTGCTGGTGCTAGAGGTGCGGAAGATTCAGAAGCACTTGAAACTTTTGGAGCAATGGCTGATATTAATACTTCACTTGATCCGCAAGAAAGAATACAAGTGTATAAAGATGCCGCAGCAGAATTTTATAACGTAGACGATATTAAAAAATTAATAACTAAACCAGACGAAGGCTTACCATTTTTAATAGCAGGTGCTGCACTTATACAATCAGGTGAAAAAGGTGAGAGTTGGGGCACGGCTTTATCAACAGCACTTTCTAAATACACTATAAGTAAAAGAAAAGGTGATAAAGATTATGAAAAAACTCTTGATTCTGTAGAAATACAACGACAACAAGGTATAAATAATTTTGCTATGCAGTTATACATGTCTGACATTAAAGATCAACGAGCTTTATCAAAAGCCTTAATGACCGCAAAACGTTCGCCGTATAAAGTAGGAGAAAGTCCTAACCCAGAATACTTAACTGATTCAGAAGTATCTTTTAGAACTCAAAACGGAGAAGCTATTTTGCCTTGGCGAGCTGAAGACGGAGCTACAAAAGAATACACATTGTTTAAAGATGAAAACTTAGACGGTCAGCCAGATAATAATGCACCTGCAGTAACTAAAATATTAAGTGCAGCTGGTGCTCAAAATGCTCAATCAGAAGGGTTCATAGTAAGAGATGGAAACTTAACTAAAAACAAAAAGATGTACATGGTCGACGGTAAATCAAAAATGTTTTCATCAGAAGAACTTGATGCATTTTTAACAGAAAACCCAAATGCTAAACCTATGGCTATAGGAACAGCAAGCGTCAAATCTGTTATAGAAAAAGCTACAGGTCAACCTACTTTTGTTTCTGCTCAAGAACTTATGACTCCTAGAGGTAGAGAACTATATACACCAATTAATGCAAACGAAAACATGGTGGTGTTTGGACCAGACGGTAATCCTGTATTAGTAAAAGGTGACGGTGGTCTTTTAACAAAAACTCAACAAGGAAAAGAAAAATTAAGAATAACAGGTATGTTACGAGATAATGACATATCTAGAAATAATGTTATTAGAACACGTCAAAGTATTTTAGACATATATAACGAAGCAGAAAGAACAGGTGCACCAATAACTTTCGGTACTGCTGGTTCTTTAACTGGTTTAGGTAAACGAGTAATTGACGAAGTAGATCAAATGAAAAGTATTTTCACTGATCCTAAAGCTGGTTACACTTTATACACAGATACAAACGGTAATGGCGTAAGAGATCCAGGAGAAGAAGCTCAAAGTTTTGATTCTTATGCAAAGAAATTTGATGAACAAATAACAAACAGCAACTTAGGTAAATTTTTATTGAGCTCAGGTTTATCTAGAAAAAGAGTCAACAGTTTAGTATTAACACTTGCTCTGCAAAGTGCTGCTACAGATGACCAAAAAAGTCGTGATATATCAGATGCAGATATGCAAAGATATTTAACTAGAGCTGGTGCATACGCTACTTCTCAAAAAGAATTTTTAACGTTAATAGATGATTTAACTTTATCAGTTATGCAGAAACATGAAGCTGTTTTAGATGGTGAGCTAAAGTACGCAGCAAAATATCCAGATGCAGACGGACAATATGTTTCTATGATTGATTCATTATTCCCCAATATAGTAGAAGAAGATAATAATTCAAGACCTTTTAGAGACGCACCATATACAATATCAGAACTTAAAGAACAGTTATCAGGTACTACAGGCGATTATAGAAACAGAAATTATGTAGACCCACAAGTAGACAGTGGTGCAGAGACCGTGCTCCCTGGAGGAGATGAAGCTTCTGGTGTAGGTAAACAAAGTATTCATGAAATCTATATGTCTTATAAAATGGCTGGCGACATAAATCAACAAAACGGATATTTAACACAATTAAGAAAAGAACTTGGTCGAAATTCAGCAGAATATCAAAGTATTAAAAAATATATTGAAAGTCAATTAAATAAATAATGGCACAAAACGACGTAATAGACTTAGACAAAATACTAGATGAGTATGAAGCTGGTCTTATGGTTAGACCTGGAGTTGCTCAAACTCCAGCAGCAAAAGCACTAGACGATCAAAAATTAGCTGAGTTCGGTTATGTAAAACCAGAACCTACTAAAAGTATGAGTCAGTTTGCTCCAGTAGTAGACTACATGAAGGAAAGAAAAGCAGTTGATGAAGCTACAAAACAAGGAGTATTAGCTGACGATCCATACTTTGTAGAAAACTATATGGATAAAGTAACTCCTCAAACACGTGCTGAGTACACTGGTGTAGATTTTACAGGTGGTGCTCAAGGTGATGTTATACGTCAAATAGAATTATTACCAGCAGACATAAGAGTAGATGAAAACTATGTACAGAAAGTTTTACAGAAAAACTATGCTCAAGACTACAATATACCTAGAACATATGATTATGACGTAAGGGTTGAACCTAATACAAAAGAGCTTATTTTTAATGACCCTTTAAATAATAACCAGCCTACCGTAATCAATCCTCCAGGACTCAATAAAGGAGACTTTTTAGCCTTTGTAGAGCCTGTCGCTGCAGAAATAGCTGCAGGTATAGGCGGTGGTGTACTCGGTGGTTTAGGAACTGGCGGTAACCCTGTGGGTGTTGCTGCTGGTGCAGTAGCTGGTGAAACTGTAGCAACTTTTGTATGGCGATTAAATAATCTTAACTATTTAAAAGAAGAAGGTTATCTACCACCAGACTACGATATTACAAATAGAGCCATGAAAGATGCAGGTATGACTGCTTTATTTGGTTTAGGTGGTGTGGCTGCATTCAAGTTAGTTAAACTTGCTGCTGGCATATCAAACGTACCAGAGACTTTATTAAAACAAGATGAGTTTTTAAAATCATTTGACACATTAAAAGAAGCAGGTGAAGATACTGCTGCTATGACTGCTCCTCAAGTAATGATTAGAGCAGCAGACGAAGGAGTAGAAATAACTTCACCAGCAGAAGGGTTAGAAGCTGGACTGAGACAAGAAGCAGATAGTGCGAGTGAACAAGCACAACCACTAAGAGAAAAATATGCAGAACAAGAACGAATGGGTAGGGAGCTTGTGCCACAACCGTTTGAAAGACAAGGTATCACGAGCGAGCTGGTAGAAGAAGAAGCTGGTGCTGGGGCTAGAGCTTTACGTGGCCAAGAAATAAGAGATATAGCACAAGAAACTATAGAGACTAGTCCTAAGTTTGTACAAGCTGAAAAAGAGCTCGTGGATCTTGGTGTAGAATCTGATAATTTATTTAGAGGCATAGCTGATGGATCAATAGATCCGTCTGTAGCTGGTTCTCAAATAAGGTCAACGTTTTCCGCAGCAGAAGATTCAGCGAGTAAGCTAGTAGACGATGCGTATGAAAACGCTAAACAACTAGCTGACTTTAAACCTAATCAAAAACCTTACGATTACAGTAAACTACTGGCTCCTACTAAAAGATTTAAAAATATATTAAATCAACAAGCTTTTGCTGACCCACAACAAAAGAAAATAGTAAATGGTATTATAGAAAGTATAGAAAAAGGTGTCAAAAAATCTGACGCAGTATTTACACAAGACTTATCTAACCTAAGAAGTATTATTAGACAAAACGTTGCTATGGGTAATAATGTAGATGATTTAGTAACGTTTAGAAAAACTCTAGAAAGCATACGAGCACAAACATTAAAAGACTCTGGCAATAAACAAGCCTATGACGAGTTTATAAAAGCGGAAGGTTTATACAGACAAAAGATGGAAGATTTTAATAATGATCAAATAAAACGATTATTAAACCTTCAAACAGTAAGTAATGATTTATATAAACAAGGTGATAAAACTGCTTATAATGGTTTCGTAAGTTTCCTTAGAAACAACATAACTCCTCAAGCAGATGGTACTTTTAAAGCACCTAAGTTTGTTGACGATGTATTGTTTGACCCAGAAAATACAGCTGGGTTGTTAGGGCTAAAAGGTGGTCTTCGTAACGCATACATGGATGAAGTAGTAGATACTGTAGGTGGAGTAATGAGACCTAAATCTCCTAGAGCTCATGAAAACTTTATGGCTAAAAACGATAACATCATTAAGAAGTTTTTCTCAGAAGATGAGATACAAGAGTTCACAAACGCAGAACAGTTTATCAATACGTTTAAACAAAGAGAAGTAGCTTTAACTAGAGCAAGAGACGCAATAGCTAAAAATACAAACTTAGCAGATGTTGCTAAAAATTTTAAATCGCCAGAAGATTTATTCAATAATACTTGGAGTCCTGGAAAAATTACCGCAACTAAAGAAGTCTTTGATGCTTTAACAAATAACGGTAGTCAAGATTTAGTCAATGCCTATAAGTCGTATATCTTTAAAGATTTAGCAAATAAAACTCAGAAAAAAGGTGCTCTTAATCAAAATGTTTTTGATGGCGGTAAATTAGAAGAGTATGTAAATTTAAATAAAGATAATTTAGAAGTTTGGTTCGGTAATAAATTTTCTAGTCAACTTACAGATATAGCTAAAAAGTTAAAAGCTTTTGATGATCCTAGAGTATCTCGTGTACGAGAAGCAGATAATTTTATGCTAAACTCTTTAAATAGTTTAGCTCGTGCTTATGTAGGTTTATTTACAACTCCAGGTCGTGTGATGACAGCTGTCAAAAGTATTGTATCTGGTAAAAAAGGCATAAAACAAATAGAACTGCTGAGCAACCCAGACATGATGTATGATGCTATTATGAAAGATAAATGGCAAAAGAATCCTGTAGTAAAAGGTTTGGTTAGAGAACTAGGTAGAATATACTATAGAGAAGAAATAGCAGAAGAGGAACCAACGTCTGAAGTTACTCCAGAAGAAACAGTCAGGTTTGGTCCAGGGTTCCAAAGACCAGAGGGTATGAACACAGGTGGTAGAGTAAAATTAAAATACGGTTACGGAGAATAACATGGGCTTTTTTAGAAAACTAGCAAAAAACGTAAAAGATAAAGCAGCACTGCAAGATCAAAGTGTAAGTATAGAAAGACTGCCTACAGAATCAAAAGGGCTTAGGTCTTTACTAGGTGGTATGACAAAAAGAAAGAAAAACCCTAACCTAGAAGCTTTCTATAATTCACCGATGTATAAAAATTATCAAGATGAAGGCGGTATAGGAACGATGGACATGTATACAGCTAGTGATGGCTCAATATTCGGTTCTGGTTCTGTGGGTAGAATGTATGAAAAATTTTTAGAAGATCAAGCAGCATCAAAAAGTCCGCCAGCACCCACAGGTATAGAAGCTCTCATTAGACCACAGAGAACAGATCCTAATAATCAACAAGATCTGCAAAGATTAATGGACATGCAACGACAAACTTTTAGAGGTTTTCTTGCACCACCGCCTGTTGTACAACAACCAACTGCTCCATACATCCCTATTGACGGTGGTGATTTAGGACTACCTATGAATCCAGGAACACCTGCTCCTGGAGGTGTAATTTTTGAAGGCGAGGTAGGCGGTACTCCGATAAACATACAAGAAATAATAGATAATTTACCTAAAGGTGTTGGGGTTGGTGGCATAGGAAACATACCTATACCAGATATTCCTTATGAAATACCTCAAATAACTGCTCCTGGTGCTCTCCCTATTGATACACCTTTTCAACTACCGCCAGAATTAGAGCAACAAATCGCTATTCCTCAATTACCTATTGAGTTACCATTTGATTTTAACACTTACGAAAAAGTCCCTGATATAAATCTACAAAATTTTAATCCACTCGATAGCGTACCTGCTAATCTACCTTTACAACTACCGCAGATAGAAAATGTTGGGTTACCAGCAATACAACTTCCTTTTGAAATACCTACTCTGCCTCAAGTTGCTATGATGCCTAGTGTAAGTCCTGTAGCTATGCCTGCTATGAGGATGGCTAGAGTTACCCCTTCAATGAGTGGTCTAAGAGAACGCTAGACTAACCAGTCTTTCCATTTTTCTTCACCAAGCACTGTTTGAGCAATGTTTTGTTTTTGACGTAAAGCCTTAACAATTTTTTCATCAACTGTACGCTCACAAACTATATCTATATATGTAACTTTATTGGTTTGACCTATACGATGAGCACGGTCTTCAGACTGTAGTCGTTTTTCTAGATCATAGTTATTACTGTAATAGACAACTGTATTTGCTGCGGTGAGGGTAATACCGTAACCACCTGTCTGTGTATTACCTACAAAAAATCTTAGCGGACTATCAGGGTTTTGAAACTGATTAATAACTTCTGCTCTACGCTCTTGATTTACATCTCCGTAATAACTACCCACTGATTCTTCTCCATAGACCTTGGTCAGCTCTGCTTCTATTTTTTGTATGTCGTGTCTATAGTTTGCCCAGATAATTACTTTACCGTCTGTCTCTTCAAGTATTTCCATAAGCTCAGGTAATCTTTGACTAGGTAGTTCAGTAAGACCTCCACCGTCAAGTCCTACAAAACCACAAGAGACTTGATGAAGCCTAATAATTTGTGTTATCAAATGTGTAATAGTTACTGTGCCTTTGCTTAAAGAAGCTTTAGCTTGCTTTTGTAAATCTTTATAAACACGTTTTTGTTCATCACTCATTTGAATAATTCTTTTGAGATACACTTTATCAGGTAAATCTAAACAGTCCTTTTTTAGTACTCGACAGCTAAATTTAAGGAGTCCCTCGTTCAGTTCTGTCAAGTTCTTGTAGCCTATCACCTGTTTGAACGTCCTACCGTTCGCTGATTTTTCTACTAAATTAGCATATCTGGCTCTAAATGAAAAATAACTACTGAACCCTAATAAACTAGGATCTAAAAAATATGCTTGACTATATAAATCTAATGGACTTTTAGTAACAGGACTTCCTGTCAATATTCTTTTGTAATATGCATATTTACCTAAACGAACTGCGTTTATAGTTCTTTTTGCTTTATGGTTTTTTATAGTTGTACTTTCATCAACTATAAACATAGCTTTCCTTTTGAATAAAAAGTCAGTAACAAACTGAGTGCCTTTTTTAGTACTCAAAGCTTCTATGTTCATTATCAATATATTTAACCTATCTGGTTCTTCTGATAACGTGGCTAATAACTTTTTATTCTTTTGTGTATTAGCGTTAGACCATTTTACTGAATGATAGTTAATCTCATCTGGTACGTGGTTCGGTATCTCTTTACTATACCATGTATCGTATACACCTTTTGGTGCTAGTATTAACACACCGTTTATTTTTTCTTGCCTATATAGATGTACAAAATTATCTATAGCTACTTTTGATTTACCACAACCCATCTCCATAAATAAAGCAAACTCTTCTTTATCGTGTGAAGATTCTAATGCGTCAAGTTGGTGTTGATATGGTTTAGTTTTAAATAAAAACTCTGTCATGTTTCTCGTTTCTTATATAGCCTCCCCATAGTATGGTATATATCCTATAAAAAATAAATACACGTTTTACCATTATTGCTTAAATACTTTCAATACCCCCTCAATAGCTTTCTCAATAGCTTTCAAATCCTCAGGGTTTACAAGCTTTTCCAGAGGTGTCCTATTACCTTATTAGCAAATTTAATAATTTTTAGGCATACGTCGTATATAAAATTTATATTACTACTATAATAATAGGGTAGTAGTAGGTAGTGGCGGTGATGCCTATAAGTTTTTTAACACACCGTCAACCTAATGCTTTACCTTTAAGTTTATAAGGGTTAAAATCGAAGAGGTATTAAGAAATAAGAAACAAGAATATGAATCAACCTACAGTCTACGTCGCTCAGCAACCTGACGAAAAGAAAAATATAGTCTCCGCTAATAAGTATGGAGACTTTAAATTCATTTTACCAGAAAAAACTAACCTTATGTTTGACACAGCAAGTGCTGTTTCTACTATCAAAAAAGAGTTACGTTATTTCAATGACAGAGACCACCTATTATTAATAGGTGACCCAGCAGTTATAGGTATCTGTACTGCTGTGGCTGCAGAATATAATCAAGGTCGTGTTAAATTTCTTAAGTGGGACAATCGTGAATATACATATTATCCAGTGGAGGTAGAAATATGAGCATAATAGATAAGATGGAAAAAGAAACTCAGCCTGATGTAACGACTGAGGACTTAGGAAACATTAGTGACTTAGGTAGACAACTAGCAGAGCTAGAGGAAAAAATACAAATAGAAGAAGAACATTTAAAGAACCTGAAAACTGAGTTTCGTAAACTTAGCGAGGACACCTTGCCTAATAAACTACGAGAGTTAGGAGTCAGTGAATTTAAACTAGCAGATGGTACAAGTATGTCAGTACAGTCGTATTACTCTGCGAGGATTACCCCTGATAACCGTGACGCATGCTTTCATTGGCTTGAGAATAACGGTTTAGGGGATATAATCAAAAATACAGTATCAGCTAACTTCGGTAGAGGTGAAGATGATGCTGCTAAAGATCTCATGACATCACTAGAAAGTGATGGGCACGACCTAACTCAAAAGAAGTGGGTAGAGCCTATGACTCTAAAAGCGGTAGTCAAAGAGCAGGTGGAAAAAGGGAACGACCTACCCTTAGAAACCTTTAACGTTTATGTAGGTCAAAAAATAAAGGTGAAAAAATGACAGATAAAAATGAAAAAGTAACTGAGGAAAAAGTAACAGAGAAAACTGAAATAGCGGAAAAGAAAACTACAGCTCTTACCACTGCGTCAGCTTTTGAAGAAGATGCAGGTGGGGGCTTAGAAAACCTTACAGCTGACGATCTTACTATACCTCGTTTAAAAATACTTCAAGCGTTAAGCCCAGAAGTAAATAAAAGAGACGGTAAGTATGTAGACGGTGCTGCTGCAGGAGATATTATCAACACTGTAACGAGTGAACTCTATACAGAGGAAACTGGTTGTGTAGTAATACCTGTTACATACAAGCGTATGTTTCTAGAATGGCAACCACGTGAAAGCGGTGGTGGTTTAATTCAACAACACACAGACCCACAAATTCTTTCTCAAACTACGAAAGATAAAACAGGTGCTGATGTGCTAGAGAACGGTAACTATATACAAACGTCGGCTACTCATTACGTCTTGACGATAAGCGGTGACTCTTATCAACAGGTAATGATCCCTATGGCTGGTACACAGTTGAAAAAGTCTAGGACTTGGAACTCTGTGATGGCTAGTCTAAAAGTAAAATCTAGTGAAGGTAAGGTATTTACCCCACCTTCGTTCAGTCATAAGTACAAACTAACGACTGTAGCAGAATCCAATGACCGTGGTACATGGTTCGGTTGGAGCATAGAAAACCTTGGAGTATTGGAAGAAGCGGAAATGCATTTATATGATGCAGCCAAAAGCTTTGCTGGTAGTATCAGCTTTGAGAATAGTTTTGGTTCTACTGATTCATCAGAAGCTCCATTTTAATCATAGGGTAACTTGGGTGGGGGTTCGCCCCCACCTCAATCGGAGTGTGACCGTTGGAGATAGCAGAAAAATTAAATCAGATCTTTCACGGCTCTAGTAGAGCTCACGGCACTTTTACTGTAGAAAATAATATAATAGGACAAAAGACTCAAGGAAAAGCAAAGACTATCAAAACCATAGGTGCTGGAGTTAAGCACTGGCAAGACCATTTAGAAGGTACACAAGGTTTAGGTATTATACCCATTGATGAAGATAATTTAGTAAAATGGGGAGCAATAGATATCGATATATATTCTCTTAATTTAGAGAAGTTAGTTAATAAGATAGAAGAATTTAAATTACCTTTAGTAGTTTGTAGAAGCAAGAGCGGTGGTGCTCATGTATATTGTTTCTTAAAAGAAAAAGCACCTGCTGCAGATATGCAAGATAAGTTAAGAGAAATAGCTGCAGGATTAGGGTACGGTGGTGTTGAAATATTTCCTAAGCAAAGGGAAGTTTTAGTTGACCGTGGTGATATAGGAAGTTGGTTAAACATGCCTTATTTTGAAGGCGATGAGTCAATGCGATATGCGTTTGATCAAAAGGCGGAAGCTTTATCGTTAACCAATTTTATAAGTTTTATAGAAGAAAGACTTATCTCTCATGAAGAGTTAGTTGAATTAGAAGTACCAGTATTAAATGATATAAAAGATGGTCCACCTTGTTTACAGGTATTGTTAAAACAAGGCTTCCCTGAAGGTACAAGGAATAATGGATTGTTTAATGTGGGTGTTTATCTTAAAAAGTCAAACCCAGAAAACTGGGAACTTGAGATAGAGGAGTATAATCGTAAGTACGTGCACCCTCCTCTACCTGCTCAAGAAGTTTTGACTTTGATAAGCACATTAAAGAAAAAAGAGTATAACTATAAGTGTAATGATGAACCAATTAAATCATATTGTAATGTGGCTAAGTGTCGTGGGTGTAAGTACGGTGTTGGTGGCGGTAATAATACGCCAACCTTTTCTAGTCTTTCTAAGCTCGATACCAAGCCACCTTTATGGTTCTTATCTATAAATGATATGCGGTTAGAACTTAATACTGAGCAGTTACAGAATCAGTTAAAGTTTCAAAGAGCGTGTATGGAAATATTAAATATGATGCCTGCTCGTATGAACGATAGAGCTTGGCAAACTTTAATACAGACGTTGATGGATAGCGGTATGGAAGTTATAGAAGTAAGTGATGACGTGACTATAGAAGGTCAGTTTATGGAACTATTAGAATCATTCTGCACAGACATGGCTCAAGCTAATACTAGGGATGAATTATTATTAGGAAAGCCGTGGACTGAGGATGGTAAAACTTACTTTAGAATCAAAGACTTAAAAGACTATCTAGCTAAACACAGGTTTACAGATATGGAAACTAACCGTATAGCCTCTAAGTTGCGTGACCTAAAAGCTAAACATAAGTTCTGGAATATTAAAGGTAGAGGTACAAATGTTTGGTACATTGATGAGTTTAGTTATAGTGATGATGAGGATTTATTAGATCCTCAAAAGTTTGACGAGAGCGAATTATAATGTGGAACGTGGTACTTGGTCCACCTGGAACTGGTAAAACTACCTATCTATTAAACAAGGTAGAGATGTTTTTAGAAGCAGGTATAAAGCCAGATAAACTTGGTTATGTAGCTTTTACTAAAAAAGCTGCAAACGAAGCATTAGTAAGAGCGGTAGATAAATTTGACTTTGACCCAAAAGAACTTGTATACTTCAGAACGCTTCATTCATTGTGTTATCACTGGCTTGGTCTAACTAGAAGTGACGTTATGGCTCGTAGTAATTTACGAGAGTTTAGTAGAACGATCGGTGAACGTATAAATTCTGCTTGGGATGGCGAAAATATGATGTCCTTAAAAAGCAAAGGCGATACGATGCTGTTTATAGAAAACATGGCACGCAATAGATGTGTAGGTTTTAGGGAGCAGTGGAATCAAGCAGGAAGCAATATTTCTTGGATGCATTTTGATTGGTTTGTAAACAACTACACTAACTATAAAGAAGGTAACTTTTTAATTGACTACACAGATATGCTAGAGATGTTTTTACATTCAAACGGTAAACCCAACCTTGATGTATTAATAGTTGATGAAGCTCAAGATCTTTCTGCACTACAGTGGGAGTGTGTAAAGAAATTAGCCGAAGGTGTAGAAGAAGTTTACATAGCAGGAGACGATGATCAAGCTATATACCGTTGGGCAGGAGCAGATGTAGAACAGTTTATAGATTTAAAAGGTAAGACTCAATATTTAAAACAATCATACCGTGTGCCTAGAAAAGTTCATGATGTAGCTTTGTCCGTGGTCAAACGTATAGGTAACAGAAAAGAAAAAGTATGGGAACCTAAAGAAGAAGAGGGCTCAGTTACTCATCACGCTAGTTTTGAACATGTAGATATAGATGACGGTGATTGGTTATTCTTAGCTAGAAATAATTACTTACTAAATCAAATAGAAGATTATTTAAAACTACAAGGCAGGGTTTATCAAAAAGGTAACAAGTCTTCTGTATCCGAAAACTTAATTACAGCCATAAAAGATTGGGAGTCTTTACGCAAAGGAGCACAAGTAGAGGCTGGTAGGATAAGAAAAATATATGGCTATATGAAGGTTGACAAAGGGGTAAAAAGAGGCTATAAAACGCTTAAAACAGTCAGAGATGATATACCTTTAAGTATGGATCAGCTTAAAAAAGACTACGGTTTATTAGTTGATTGTTTGTGGCACGAGTGTTTTGATTCAATCGGTAATACTCAAAGAGAATATGTTATATCTTGTTTAAGAAGAGGTGAAAAATTAATGTCTTCTAAAATAAAGCTAAACACTATACATGCTGCTAAAGGTGGTGAGTCTGAAAACGTTGTACTACTCACAGACTTAGCTAATAAAACATGGGAAGAATTATACATAAACCCAGACAATGAATGCAGGGCATTTTATGTAGGAGTGACTAGAACTAAAAATAATCTGCACATAGTGCAGGGTAAAACACGAAAGGAGTTTTTGTTTGTATGAAAATAGATCAAGGTGTCATACACATAAGAAAAGCATTAGCAGAGTATGAACCAATTATTACTGATTGGGATGAGCCTGTTATACGAGAGTTTGACGGTAAAAAAGTTGTCGGCAGACCTACAAAGGCTTATGGAACTAAGTCTTTTGAGTATGCTGGAAAACTTTATGAACCTGAACCATGGTCTGAGTCTATGTCTATTTTAAAAATGGCTGCTCAAGTATTAGTGTTTAAAGAAATAAACAAGGTTGTTAGATTTAACTTTTGTTTGTGTGGTTATTATAAAGACGGTAGTGTTTCAATACCTCATCACTCAGATACTGTGCCAACCTTAAATGATATTGTTGTTTCTATTTCTTTTGGTGTTGATCGTATATTTAAACTAGAGACATATCTGCACCCTATAAAAGAAAAAGTAGATACAAGTGAATTATTAGAAGGCTATGAAAAACATCTAAACTACAGGAAATCTTATTTATTACAACACGGCGACGTTATGATATTTGATGGTCATTCTCAAATGAAAAGTACACACGCTATAGAACGTAACGATAAAATTAAAGGTTCTAGAATGAATCTAACATTTAGGACAGGTTTATGATAAAAATTTTAGCAGGATTCCTATACTTTCCCTTTACTTGTAAAGTAAAATATAGCCTATGAATATTTTTAAGTTAGATACAACTCCTCTGCTTTGTGCTCAAACGCACTGTGACAAGCATGTATCTAAAATGATATTAGAATCAGCTCAGATGCTTTGTACTAGCCTTTGGACTAACGGTCAAAATGCTCCGTATAAGCCTGTACACGCTAAACACCCTTGTACTCTATGGGCTGGGGAAAGCCTAGATAACTGGGTTTGGTTAAAAGAATTAGCTATATATTTAAATGAGGAGTTTTGCTGGCGCTACGGAAGATCAGCTAGTCATAAGTCTATTGACGTAATTAATGAGTTATGTCCCCCACTTATAAAAAGTAAAGGTTTACAACAACATCCACAATGCATGCCTGATGAGTATAAAGTCAGTAATGATCCTATATCTGCATATCGTAAATATTATATGGGCGAAAAAAGCAGTTTTGCTAAGTGGACTAAACGTGAGGTACCAGAATGGTTTCAAGTGTAGAAGGTTTTTATGACTATATTAATGAAAGGCATGCTATTTATTTAAAACGTTTCATAGGAGAACCTTTTCCGTGGACTGATGATGAAATACTACAGACCTACAGTTTCTGTAATGTGTATCGTGAGTTAGATAAAGTTACTGTGTGGATACGTGAAAACTGGAAAGAACCTTATGCTGATCATCCTAACTTACCCTTTGCTATGGCTGTAGCTCGTCAAATAAATTGGCCAGATACTTTACAGGAAATAGGTTTTCCTGAGCACTGGAATCCTGAGCGTGTTAAAGCTATTATGCAAGGTAGAATGGATAGAAAAGAAAAGGTGTACACAGGTGCGTATATGTTAACAGGTACATTAGGTGGTACAAAGGTTGAGCAAACTATAGATAAGATACTGACACCGCTCTATGAATCACCTCCTGAGATACTACCACACTCTTTAGAAGAAACTTGGAAAAAGTATCTACCATATCCTGGATTTAGTGGGTTTATGGCTTATGAAGTAGTTACGGATTTACGACACAGTAAATATTTAGAAGAGGCTGACGATATCATGACTTGGGCTAACGCTGGTCCAGGAGCAAAACGTGGGTTAAATAGAATACACGGTAGACCACTTGAGCAAACTATAAAACCACTTCAGTTAACTATAGAGATGCAGGAATTATTAGATATGGCAGGCGATTACATAGGAAACTTTTTACCCGACCTAGAGATGAGAGAAATAGAACACTGCCTATGTGAGTACGATAAATATGAAAGGGTACGTCTAGGTGAAGGCAGACCTAGAGCAAAATTTAAATATACAGGAGAAACAAAATGGCTATAGAACCAAAAGATTTATTTAACCTAGTAGAAGACGACGTGCGTGAATTAGTACACGCAGAAAAAAGCTACGGAGATAGTTGGCGTAAGCGTGGTGGGGTGGGAGCTTTTATGATGTTAGCACGTAAATGGGATAGGATAGAAAACCAGTGCATCAAAGACGGTTACGATATATTCGACACAATATCAAAGGATCCAACCAATACAGGTATCTTAGATGACATACGTGATTTACGAAGATACTTAATATTAGTTGAGGACTTTATGACAAAGATTCATATTAAAGAAACAAGAGAGGATAACTATGAAGAAAGTAGAGATTAAAATAATAGACCCAAGTTTATTTGACCACACTGACCCACACATACTACCAGAGTATGCTACTGTAGGTTCAGCTGGTTTAGACTTACGGTCAGCGGAAGATTATGAGTTGGCTCCAGGAGAGTCGCATACATACCGTACAGGGTTGGCTATGTACTTAGGTGACTTTGAACTTTGTGGTATGCTTGTGCCTCGTTCTAGTTTAGGTATTAAAAAGATACACTTAACTAATACGCTAGGAATTATTGACGCAGATTATCAAGGTGAGTTAATGGTTCCGTTAACTAATAACGGAGAGGATAATATCCTTATAGAAAAAAGTCAAAGGATAGCACAGTTAGTTATAGTGCCTGTGGTTCAGGTGCTGTGGCAACCAGTTTTAGATTTTAGTGGTATCACAATGCGTAGTATTGGTGGTTTCGGTAGCACAGGTACAAAGTAGTTATGAGAAGAGGAACAAGTAATTTAGAACATAATTTTAAATCAGGTGTTAGAGGTAAAAAAACTTCTATCGGTTTTGGTAACGTAGGCACTAGCACTATGAATAAAAGTAAGAAACGTATGCGAGGTAAATCTGCATACAGGGGGCAAGGTAAATGAAAATATATATACCAACAAGAGGTAGACCGTTTAATCAAGAAACTCTCAAATGGTTTCCTAAAGAAATGCAAACTAATGGTCAGGTTGTGTTAGTTATCGACTCAGACGAAGAAGAAAAATACTATAACTATAAAGACACACCTAAGATGGTTGTGCCTGAAGATTGTATAGGTATTGGTCCAAAGCGTAAATACATTGTAGAAAATACAGACGACCCACGCATGGTTATGTTAGATGATGACTTACGTTTCTATATCCGTAAAAGCCCAATTGATTGGCATTTACGATATTTAGAATCAAATGAGTACCCAGCTTTGTTCGGTTTGCTTGATGAATGGATGGATCAAGGCTACGCTCATGTAGGTGTAAGTGCTAGAGAGGGTAATAATAGAGTAGAAGATTTATCTGTAGAAAATACAAGATACATGCGAGTGCTCGGCTATAACCTAGAAGAGTTTCCTAGCGACGTTGAGTGGGGCAGGACTCAAGTTATGGAGGACTTTGATATATCTTTACAGCTTCTTAGGAGAGGTAAAGCTTGTAAGGTTAGTTACTACTACGCTCAAGGACAAAAGTCTTCTAACGCTGACGGTGGTTGTAGTGAGTGGAGAACTATTGATGTACATAATGAAGGTGCTCAAAGGTTACACGACCTTCACCCTACTTGTGTAAAGGTTGTGGAGAAACAAACTAAAACTGCATGGAACGGTTTACCACGTAAAGATGTAATCATAGGTTGGAAAAAAGCTTACAAAGAAGGAGTAGAAAATGCAGGTAATTGAGGTAAGAAACGTTCATGACGCTTTAGTGCGTGGCATGGATTTACTACACACAGAAGATTTTAAAAATGAAAGTAGAAATGGTAGAGTGTATCAGGCAAGAACCCCAGTGACTACAGTTTATGAAAGATCTAAAGAAAGAGTTTTATTCTGGGCAGAGCGTGACGCTAACCCATTCTTTCATTTTATGGAAGGTCTATGGATGCTTGACGGTCGTAATGATTTAGAGTTTGTAAAACACTTTGCTAAAAGTATGGAGAACTATAGCGATGACGGTAAAAGCCTTTGGGGAGCATATGGTTGGAGATGGCGTAGTTACTTCGGTTACGATCAATTAAGAGTCATTATAGAAAGGTTAAAGAAAGATGGTGAAGATAGAAGGTCTGTGCTACAGATGTGGGATGCTGAAAATGATTTAGGTAGAGACGGTAAAGATGTACCGTGTAACACCTCTATATACTTTAAAGAAGATACTACAGGGTGTCTACAGATGACGGTTAGTAATAGATCTAACGATATTATCTGGGGTGCTTACGGTGCTAACGCAGTACACATGTCTATGCTTCATGAATATATGGCTTCTAACATAGGCATACCAGTTGGCAGATATTATCAGATTAGTGATAACTTCCATGCCTATGAAGAGTTATTTGATAAATTATTAGATAAATTAATTGGCAGAGATGCTCTAGATTTTTATACACAAAGAACAGCTATGAAAAATAATCCATATCTTAGAGGAGAAGTTGCACCATACTCTATGATAAACGTTAGCCCAGATTTATGGGACATAGACTTAGTTAATTTTTTAGATAGAGTACCTTTTGAAGACATAGAATTTAATGATAGATTCTTTACAGAGGTTGCTGTACCAATGCAAGATGCTTTTTGGTTACATAAGTTAGGTAAGACAGAAGAAGCTATAATAGAAATACAAGAATGTGCTGCTACAGATTGGCGTAAAGCATGTTTTGAATGGTTAGACAGAAGACTAAATAAATAAGGAGATAACATGATACCTCAATGGTCATATAGTAGATTAAGTTGTTTTGAAAAATGCCCCAAACAGGCGGAATTTAAATTCATTAAAAAGATAAAAGAACCTGGAAGCCCAGCAATGGATAGGGGTAAAGATATTCATAAATTATGTGAAGATTTTATAAGGGGTAGTATAGAAGAGATACCTGCTCAGCTACAAGACTTTGAAGATGCCTTTGTATTGCTCAAAGATTTATACCTACATGGTCACGTTATTTGTGAAAGTGATTGGGCGATAGATAAAAACTGGGCGAAGACTGGTTGGTTTGAAGACGATACTTGGGGTAGAGCAAAAGTAGATGCTTTTGTATACGAGGAAGGTATCAGTAAAGAGGCTAGAGTTATTGACTTTAAAACAGGTAGATACGACGGTAACCAAGAAGTACACAGAGAACAGTGCGAGCTTTACGGTGCTATAGCTTTAAGTCGTTACCCTGAACTAGAAAGTATAACTACAGAGATGTGGTATTTAGATCATGGTAAGATTGACCGTTACATCTATACACCAGAAAGTATTAAAGTAAAACAAGAAAGATTAAATCTAAGAGCTATTGCTATGACTACAGCAGAAGAGTTTCCAGCTAACCCATCTACATTTAAATGTAAGTGGTGTTACTTCGGAAAACAGAATATGTGTAGAGAGGCAGCAGTATGACACAAATGATTATGGAGTTTTTAAAACCTGAAACTGAGTGGCGACCACCACCTTCTTTTCCTGATTTGACTAATCAAAAAGAGATAGCTATTGATTTAGAAACTTGTGATCCGTGGTTGAGGTCTCATGGTCCAGGATGGGCTTGTAAAGATAGGGGTTATATTATAGGTATAGCTGTAGCAACGGAAGGGTGGCGTGGATATTTTCCCGTGGCTCATACTACTGGGGCTAATCTAGACAAGGGTGTGGTTCGTAGGTGGCTACAGAAACAGTTAGATGCACCAAACGCTAAGATATTTCATAATGCTCAGTATGACGTAGGTTGGTTAAAAGCAGAAGGATATACAATCAATGGTGAGATACACGATACTATGATGGCTGCTCCGTTACTAAATGAAAACGAATATAGTTACTCTCTTAATAGTCTAGGTAAGATGTATCTTGATGAGGTAAAAGATGAAACTATGCTTACAGAAGCTGCACAAATATTTGGAGTTGACCCTAAGTCTGAGATGTATAAACTAGCCCCTGAATATGTAGGCATGTACGCAGAACAAGATGCTGACCTTACTTATAGACTTTGGCAAATATTAAAGAAAGGCATTAGCGAAGACAATATAACTGAGATTTATAATCTAGAGCGTTCATTATTACCTGTGCTTATAGATATGAGATCAAAAGGTGTGCGTATAGATACAGATAAAGCACAACAGGTAAAGCAGCAACTTAAAAAAGATGAAGATAAAGTAATTAAAGAGATTAAAAACTGGTATGGTATAGCACCTGATTTATGGGCAGCACAATCTTTAGCACAAGTGTTTGATAGGGCAGGTCTTGAATATCCTAAGACACCTAAAACACAAGCACCTAGTTTTGTAGCTAATTGGTTAGAGGCTCACGATCATAAATTACCTATGGCTATAGCTAAAGCTAGAAAGCTTAACAAAGCTAGAACTACGTTTATAGATAAGATGATACTAGAGCATTTAGTTGACGGTAGAATCCACGGAGAGCTACATCCTCTGAGGTCAGATAGTGGCGGTACAGTAACAGGTAGGTTTAGTTGTAGTAACCCAAACCTTCAACAAGTACCAGCTAGAGATCCTATGATAGGTAACTTAATAAGATCATTATTTATACCAGAAGAAGATAAACACTGGGGATGCTTTGACTACTCTCAACAAGAGCCTAGACTTACCGTACATTATTCTGTACTAACTCAACAAGATGGCGCAGAGGAAGCAGCACTAGATTACCACGACGATGACGCAGACTTTCATCAGATAGTAGCAGACATGGCTAATATAAGCCGTAAGGAAGCCAAAATTATTAATTTAGGTTTAAGCTATGGTATGGGTAAAGATAAGTTAACAACTCAGTTAGGTATCAGTAATGAAGAAGCTGAGATACTTTTTGATCAGTATCATGAACGAGTACCTTTTGTCCGTGGATTGCGTGACTCTGCTGCTCGTCAAGGAGCTAATAGAGGTTATGTCAAAACTATTTTAGGTCGTAAGTGTAGGTTTAATTTATATGAGCCTCACGATAGAAGAGAGCTACCGTTACCTTTTGATAAAGCCATGGATGAATATGGCGGTAGGTTAAAAAGAGCCTACACCTATAAAGCTATGAATAAACTTATACAAGGATCAGCTGCAGATATGACAAAGCAAGCTATGCTTGATCTATATAAGGAAGGGTTACTAGCCCACACCCAAGTACACGATGAACTTAATATATCTGTAACTGATAAAAAAGAATGTGAGAAAGTTGTAGAAATAATGAGAGACTGTGTAGAATTAAAAGTACCTAATAAAGTAGATGCAGAGATTGGTCCAAGCTGGGGCAACGTTAAACATTACGAGGATTATTTTAATGAAGAAAGCTGAGCTAAAAGATATATACTTTAATATCTATATGACTTATACAAACAGTTACACAACGCTTGAAGATATAGGCTACAAGTATGACATATCAAAACAACGAGTGTGGCAGATAATACGTTATTGTAAATTAGGTGATGGTAATTATTATAAAGGTTTAGAATCCTATAATACAGCACACAAAAAGATGAAAGACACTTTTAAAGAGCAAGGTTCTAAAACAGTTAATGAAGCTATGAGAAACTGGTTAGAATCAGAAGGTGTTAGACTAATAAAAACAAAACATGGGTAAAATAAATTCAAGAAATAAAGGAGCTTCTTTTGAACGTGAGGTGGCTAAACTTATCAATGAGTACTTTGATGAAATAGGCTACGACTATAAAGTTAAGCGCAACTTAGAACAGTATCAAGAAAAAGATTTGGGTGACTTAAACATACCGAATCACACACTTGAATGTAAACGTTATGCTTCTGGTAACTGGTATAAAGAAGAGTGGTGGAAACAAGTGTGTGACTCTTGCGGAGATACTATTCCTGTTCTGATCTGGAAATATAATCACCAACCAATAAGAGTATGTGTTCCTTTGTGGTCTATGGGTCAAGATTGGGGTAAAGATAATTCAGTTACGGTAGTCCTTACATTTGATAACTGGTTAAATTATGAACTTGCCTATAATCTTTAAGATTATGCTTTTATCCTTAACGCTTTTATATAAAGTAGTACCTATGTTTAGTAATTATACGAAGACATTTATAGAAAGGAGAAAGATATGGCTGATGCTGTAGAAACGATGGCTTATGCTGGGGAAACCCCTTGGCATGGTCTAGGTGTACAGGTTGAAGATAACCTAACACCACAAGAGATGCTTGTTGCTGCTGGACTTGACTGGACAGTAAGTAAAAGGCATTTATTTACCCACGCTGACGCAGACGTAAACGCTAGTGATGATATCATTGGTGTAGAAAATTACTCTGTGTTAGTCCGTGATAGTGATAACAAGACCTTTGGTCCATGTGGTCCAAGGTTTGTCCCTAGTCAAAACTCAGAGGCTTTTGAGTTTTTCAAAAAGTTTACTGACGCTGGACACATGAAAATGGAAACTGCTGGGTCACTGAAAGGTGGTGAGCAGGTTTGGGGTTTAGCTAATGTCAGTAAAGACTTTACGCTTCCTGGTGATGACCGTGTACTAGGTTACTTATTAGTAAACGTGTCTCATAAATGGGGTAAGTCTAACGAGATTAGGTTTACACCTATCAGGGTAGTTTGTAATAATACGTTGACCATGGCTTTGTCTGATAAAAGTACTGCTGGTTTTAAGATGCCTCATGTTAAGGCTCTTGACCATCAAGTATTTGCTTCAGCAGAGCAGGCTTTAGGTCTAGCTGGTAACCGTATGGATGAGTTTAAGCAGAGTGCTGAGTTTCTCAGTGGTAAACGCTTTAATAAAGACTCAGTGGTTAACTACATTGCTGACCTGTTTCAACCTGAGTTACTCGTAGCACAAGCTGAGATAGAAAAAATGAGTAATGTCAAAGCGATAGCGACACGTCAATCTATGGTTGATGAGTTTAAACGCATACCATCTTTGGTACACCAAGCGATTGAGGAACAGCCAGGAGCTAACCTTAAATCATCTAAGGGTACATGGTGGGGTGCTATGAATGCTGTTACTTTCGTAGTTGACCATAAGTGGGGTCATGACCGTGACGCGTCTTTACATAATGCTTGGTTTGGCGGTCGTGCTTCGTTGAAGCAGAAAGCTATGACTAAAGCTATTGAGTACGCTAACGTTGCATAACTGTGTATGGAACGGTGTTTCATAACACCGTTCCTTTACACTATCTTAATCATAACTAAACTAAAGCTATGAAATTAACTGAATTAAAAGAAGTGAAGGTTATCGCCTTTGTCAATAACACAGCCGATGGTCCAGACTATAAAAGGGCTGTCATCACAACAGTTGGAGAAGTACATAAAATAAAAGGTGGCTCACCTTTGTTATACGACCCTGATAGATTTAGTGGTCGTACTTGGTTAAACGCAGAAAAACATTTTATGCTGTATAACATGTACAGTAAAAAGAAATTAAAAAAACCTGCTAAACTTAATGGCGATAGACAAAAAATGTCTCATCAGCTATGGCAATTAATAAACCCTCATGCTGTCAAGCCAGCAGAGAAAGATATGACGGGAGCAGTTATAGAAACTCCTGAGAAAAAACCTAAAGTAAAAAAGAACACACCTGTAAAATCAAACTCAGTAGTAAACGAAAGTAGCATTATTCAAGCTACAGGTAAGGAAGCTAAGTCTGAGAAAAACGCAGCACGTCATAGGCTGTATAAGAAAACAAAAGTAAAAACATTATTAAGCAAGAACACTATAAAACTTGCTGATATAAAGTATGATATCAAGTCTGGTTATGCGGAAATAGTGGGCTAAATGCAGCCCCTTAGAGCGTTGAAAATAATAACCTATACTTAGGTATACCCTAGCTAAAAACAATTAAATGGAGCCCTTATGCAAACCCCTCCGTACTTGATTAAAAACTTTTTACTTACTATTAAAGCTGAGTGGATGCTAGATAAAACTACTCTTGAGTTAACTAAAGACTCTATGAAAAGTTTACAAGAGTTTCAGTTAAGTGATGGTCAAGGTGATGTAAAAAACGTATTACAAGAATACGTCACTAATCATGGTCATGATATCTATTCCGTGCCTTTATTTACGCAAGAGTTTTGTGACACTATGTTAGATGAAATAGAGAATATGAAACAACATTTGGCTTTTGAGCCTAACACAGATGAAGATGAACTCAGGCAAATACCAGAAATAGTACTGCACGAAAAAGCACCAGAACTATTTAACTCGATGCTTGGCGTAGTTTTTAATGTCATGAACCCTATCTTTATGTCAGTATGGCAACGCTACAGTAATGCTGCTGCAACTATACAGATTGCAAACTATAACGTAAAAGATAAAAAGCAAGGTGCGTGGCACCATGACCAGACTGCGGATATTAGTATGGTTGTACCGTTAAACACTGGCAACTATAAAGGTGGGGGAACTGAGTTTCATAA